ATAGGCGTTCATGCATGTTTCCACGGCCACGCGGATACCGGCCTTCACACCGTCATTGCATGCCTGGAAGACCCCGTTCAACCGATCCTGGTCAAACCCCTCATTCTCCGACAACACCAGTGCATAGGCGTTCATGCATGTTTCCACGGCCACGCGGATACCGGCCTTCACACCGTCAATCCGGCCCTTCTCGAAACTGTTCTGCGCTATGGCCACAATCTGACCATTCGTCATTGGTCTCAAGACAGAGGCCTTCTCCGCCTCCCTGTTCGTCCTGCGTCTCTCCCGTCTGTTCATCCTTGTGTTCCTCCATTCTGCTCTCGTATGCGTCAATCAGTGCCTCGAGGTTCCGGATGGTCCTGTCAACCTCACCCACGCAGCACCATATCCCTTCCGGGTCCATGACCATGCAAGGTTTCCCGGTGTCCGGGTCGGCGCTCAGGCTGTATCGCGTCATGTCACACCTCTTGGAGCTCCACGACTATGCGCGGGTTGTCTGCATCCACTGCGAACCGGTGCACAATACCGTGCACATCCTTCCAACCATCATTGGCGATTATGTTGGCCGCTTGCAGTCCGTCGAGTATGTACTTGATGCCGGCCGCAATGTTGTCCAGGTCTCTGCGCTGATTTGGTTCCACCCACATGACGTCAAGTATGATAGGCCGGGTCATGGCCGGGATTTTCTGTCTCATGGCTTCAGCCGCACACAGCATGGTGCAGGTGCGCTTTGTCCGGGCTGACTCGTACTTGTTGCCGCGGGCCTCCCTGGTCATCTCATTGAGCCCTGGGAGGCGCCCCTTGATGACGAATCGGTGGGTGCATCTCTCGTCCACGTTCATCCAAGCACCTCCACCACCTGCCGGCGGAAGGTCCTGACGTACAGGGACCCATACTCCTTGAACCGGTCATCCGTGTAGCGCACCTTGCGGTCCTCCGGAGGGATGTATTCCTGGCGGTCAATCGCCTCCACCGTCCTGACCCTTTCGTTGCCCCTGTCATCTATGCACCGGTACTTTCCGCCTATGCGGATTGTCAGGTCCTCCATGATGTTCCTCCTGCCAGCCGGGCAAGCCCACGCCTGCACCAGGCTATTTTTTCATCCAGCGGCATCTCTGCCAGCTTCGCATCCCTTTGTTCTTCCACGGGGTTCCTGAGCCGCAGTTCCCCGCAGACATTCACGTATCGGTTCCGGACGAACTCGTCAGTGAGTTGGCGATGGCGATGATTCAGCCGTTCGCCTCGGTCACACATGCACCGGAACATCACCATCTCCCCCGGCGAGACTTCCACGCTGGCCCACCCGGAGCCTGCGCAGAAGCTGCACCCGTTCGGCTCGACCGCCTGTGACCCTCCACCGACGATCCCGTTCCCCTTCATGGCCTCGATGATATCCGCAATGCGAGGCTTCACGCGGGAGGTTTCCGCAAGAAGCCATATGGCGTCCCTTACTTCTGCAGCTTGGTACTTGCCAAGTATTTTGAACCAGGTATCCGCGCCGGCTCCGCTGTACCCTCCACCGAAGGCATCGTTCAGGAGCCGCATCATTCCGTTGAAGTCATCCCTTGTCATCTGGAATCGGTGCTCCCTTCTCCAGCCAAGCCGGAAGCGGCTCGGCGTGATCCTTTCCTCGGCGCCGCTTCTCATCTTCCCACGCGCTGGCAACCCATGATCGGATAGCCGCTGCATCAGATTTGTACGCCTTCCCATTGGCTTCCTTGTAATCCTGCAGGCGCTGAATCATCCATGTCGTGGCATCGGCTCCATGCTTTTCAATCAGTGTTTGGTGTTCTTCCGGAGTGAGCCGAACAAGGGGGGCAAGTGTCAGTTTTCCGCCGTCTCGTGTACGTGTCTCGTGTCTCGTGTCTCGTGTCTCGTGTCTCGTGTCTCGGGGACTATTGCAAGCATCGGTTTGCATCTGCTTGCATGTGCTTGCATCTGACACCATAACACCTGAACCTTGCTCCGGAAGCGGAAACTTCGGATTCTTAGCCCGAACGGAATTATGTTTCTCCCATTTCACGTATTTCAGGTACCGAGAACCATCCACCTCGTAGAACCGGATGAGACCAGCTTCCTCAAGTTCGGACAGCCACCCGACAATTTGCTTCTCTTTGACTGCATCTGCATTCGCTTGAAAGCATCTGTTTGCAATGACGCGTGGGTTTCCAATCATGAGTCCGTAATCATCGCATTGCACGAGCAGCCGGTAGAACAGGCGCTCTGCTTCTGCTGACAACACAGCCAGCGATTCAGACCAGCAGATGCTCTCCTTGATTCCTCGATTAGGCATTGCTCTGCTCCTTTGTGTTTGAAGGAGGGGCGGTTTCCCACCCCTCCGGTGGTCATGCCATTGTCGATTCAGCCTGTGCTTTCAAGACTCGAAGATCGTCCACACGCTTCTGCATCTCGTCACGGTTCTTTTGGTTCTTTGCCATTGCCTTCTCTGACTCCAACGCTGCGATCTGCTTGTCCAGGTTGGCAATGAATGTTTCCATGCTCATGCGGCCTCCCTAGAACGGCAAATCCTCATCGTCCTCATTGAGGGTGTAGAACCCGTCCCCTGTATTCGCCTCAGGGGCGGCCTCTGCTTGCCTCTGTGCCGTTTGTTGTGGCGCCGGAGTATACTCGGACGTTCCGGAAGACTCCCGCCGTCCCTCGGCGAAATAGGCGTGGTCTATGTGGACTTCCGTGCGGCGCTGTGTCTGTCCCTGCTGGTCTGTCCAGCTGTTGTTGCGGAGATTCCCCTCCACCAACACCTGTTGGCCCTTCTTGAAGTATTTGCTGACGAACTCCGCAGTCTGGCGCCATGCCACGATGTCGAAGAAGTCAGCGTTGGGCTGCCCGTCCTGCTGCTTGCCCACGCGGTTGACCGCCAGCGAGAACCGGGCCACGGCGATGTTGGACTGGGTGTATCGGATTTCAGGGTCACGGGTGAGCCGGCCCATGAGGATGACCTTGTTCATGTGGTTTCCTTCCTGCCCTTCAGGCATTCTTGCGATACTTCTTATCGCAAGCGGCACAGTATGTTTTCTTCTTGACGGGGTAGTATGCGTAGGCCTCGCCGGGTTTGATGAGCCGGCCGCATTTACTGCAATACATGGGGTTCATGATGACCTCATCCCTTCCCGAATCTCGTTTTCGAGGATTCGACACTCAATTTTCAGTGCGTTGATGCGCTCCGCTTCGGCGTCGTACTGGACCTTGGCGACATCCCGGAGGTACCGCAGGTCTGCGACCGTGGCATCTTCTCCCCTGGCAATCTCGACCGCAGCCGTCCACGCCACCTTGTCGTCGTCGTGCAGGGCGAACACTTCGGCGCGGTACGCGATGCGGTAGTCCCTCTCGGACAGGGCGAGCTTGTGGCCAAACTGCCGCCAGTTCTCCACCGCCTGTATCAGGTCTTTGCGTGTCTGCTGGAGCGCGATGGCAAGGTCTTGTCCGCTGTAATTGCTCACGATTCCTCCTACAGGTACGACCTGCCAAACAGCCGCATGAAGTCGGCCCTTGTCCCGTGCTCACGCTCAAACATCCGTTGGCCATACCTTTCGCACCAGTGGCGCAGTTCCGCACCGTTCTTGCCGTGGACGCCATACGTTCCACGGTGGTGCTCGGCACACAGCCGCACTGTCAGCCCGTACAGGCGGGAGAGGTTTCTCCTGCTCCCGCCAAAGCACTCATGGGTTTCGGCACCGGGTTCCCCGCACTCAATGCACCAGTCATCCGGCGTGGGCGGCAGGTTGCTTTGGTGCCGAGAGGCGCGCGCAGAGCTCTTCGTATTCGGTTTTGGACAGGGATTGAACTGTTGTTTTCTTGTAGTCACGGACAATAGCCCTCTTCACTTGTGCCACGTCAATGCCGTGAGCGGTGGCAATCGCCCACAGTCGCTGTTCTGCCGCTTCATCAACCTCGCGGGGCGGAGCCTGGCGCTTCCCCGCGGGTTGCTGCTCCTCCGGCTGGGTGTACTTCGTCCGGTCTTTCTCCCAATACACGTCAGCACCGAAGCCGAGGGCCTTGCACGCTACGCTGATGGCATCCGTGAGCGCCATCTTGTAGCACTCATCCGATGTGTACAGGCCGTTGCGCTCGCTGGCAACAAACATGCTGCCCCCTGTGCCGGGAATCGCGTCCGACCATGCGTCACCCACCTTGATGTAAAGGTCGATGTCCACGAACACCGCCACCTCTTCCTTGGCGCCCTTCTCCATGCGCTTGTCGGTGATGACGTACTTCCAGCCCACTCCGCACGGGCCGAACTGCTCCGTGAGGGTTTTCAACCGCCACATGGGGTTGATGTCCGTCATGCCCTTGAGCCGGCCGCCATTTATCGGTTTCTTGGCCGCATCCGGAACCTTGCGTACAGCATCGTAAATGGACAGGTTCGCATTCTTCGCCATGCTCAATCCTCCACGAGGAACACGTCAGGCTTCTCAACGACAGTGATGCCCGGTACCGCCTCGCCGTTCTCGTCCACCACGCTCGAGCCGGACACGGAGACCTTCGGTTTCAGTGCGGCCCAGTCGGCGGATTCCTTGATTTTGATGTACTCCGGTGCGTTCTCCTTGAGCCACGGCACCAGCTGCTCGTCATCCCGCACGAACTCGGGCCGGCCGAACTTCAACTTGAGGGTGCCGGAGGGGAGCTTGTACGTGGCTTGGGTCTTGGTGACTTTCATGGGCACGGACTCGGCATAGTGCTGGAGCATGCCCGTCAGCCCACCGATGTTGCGCTCCATCTCCTGCTTCTTCAGCTGCATCTTGGACTCGTACACAGAGATGGCATTCTTGCAGACCATCTCGTATCTGGCAAACTCGGCGCGGATTTCCGCGATTTTCCGGACGCACCACTCCGCCTTGGTATCGTTGTCTACAACAAAGCCCTCATGGAGCTGCTCATCAATGACCTCATTCTCAACCTGGTAGATTTCGGCCTGTTCCATGGTCTCTTCCTCCTGTGATATGATTGTGGTGTCGTTCATGTGCCGCCTTGGTGGGTTTCTGTCACCGGGCGGCGTCTCTTTGCTTCCGGTACATCAGGTCGATGTCCCGCGCGGCCGGCGACTGCCGGTAGTCCGCCATGTCGAATACCAGGTTCTTGACCCGGACATTCCGCGTCCTTGGCTTCCGGCGGAAAATGCGCTGCAACAGGTTCATGATTCTCACCTCCTCTCACTCTCCTTCCAATGGACAAATGACTGTTACTTCCGTCCCGCTTCGGTACCCAAGACCTGACCATGGGTTTGATTCATATTCATCATCTTGGATGTTCCCCTCATTGTCGCAGACAAGTATTTTGGGGATTCCCCCACAAAATGGACAAGGTTTAATGTTTTTCACACTCATCCCTCCCGCCCCGTTTGGGCTTCATCCCATAACCATTTGAACCGTTTTTATCCTCTCGTTTGCGACTCTGCAATACTCTGCATCCAATTCAAACCCAATGAAGTTTCTGCCCGTCTTTATGCACGCTATCGCCGTTGTACCCGAACCCATACAATTATCAAGCACTGTTTCGCCTGGGTTTGTGTATGTCCGTACAAGATATTCAAATAGCTCAACCGGCTTCTGCGTTGGATGTAGAGATGAGTTTTGTGTGTCTGTGCTTATTGTGATAATGCTTCTCGGGTAGCGTTCCGTTGAGTCGTAGGTGTAGTCCTTGTTCATTTCGCCATATACATCCGTCTGGTGTTGCTTTCCGCGTCTGGACACCTTTCGGTTGTGCCCAAACGACATCTGCGGGTTGTACGTGGACTTCGCGTTTGAGAAAACACATATGACTTCATGATTGCGCATTGGCCTGTGTTTTGCGTTAAGGAACCCAGTGCCCTTTACCTTGTCCCATATCAAGTCATAACGGAACCATTTCGGATTGCTCAAAACAAGTGCGGATGTGAATGGCTGGGCCGAAGTCAGAACGATTGCTGCGCCTTGCTTTGATATTCGCTTATACTCGGCCCAAAGTGGTTCAAACGGTATCACGGAGTCCCATTGGCAGTTTGTTGTCCCGTATGGAAGGTCGCATAGTATCATGTCGATTGACCCATCAGGTATGCGTTTCATTCCGACAAGACAATCTTCGTTATATATATGGTTCAAATTCACTCGGCACCTGCTTTCATCGCATTTGTATAAACTTCCACTTGCGATGCATAAATATTTATTTTCACCAAGCCCGATATGCGCTGCGCTCCAACGCCAGATTGAGCCGTATCCCACACTGATGTTTCACAAAGATGCAATGACATGGCTGTTTTTGTCAGTCCGTTCCCCACGAGGAAGTTTCAATACCCTTTTTTAGTCACCGGTACGTAACGATTCGTTATGTACCTCGCGTTTCTCGAGGGACCAGTTACCTAACTGGATGCCTGACCAGGCAGTGGGAACGGATTGTTTTGCATCATCGCATGCAGCGCGCGCGCAAAGGACGTGCAGACCAGCTCTTCATCCTCGAATGACAGTTGTTCTCTGTCGATGATGGCGTGCATGGCTTCATGCCAGAAGGTTTCTTCTTGGTGATTCTCTGAGAAACCGTCTTCACGGATCTTGATGACGGTATTGCGGAAGTCGATTTGTCCAGAGAGTTCTTGTGCGTTATGAACCATGGGAAGGTTCACTTTCTCGATTGTGTATTCGATGTTTCCGATTTTTATGCTGCTCGGTATCATGTTGCTCCCTTCACTTTATCCTTGCGTATCCTGGGAAAAAAATGTCCAAGAACTCATCATTGGGGAGTTTGAGCAGAGATGCGATGTGGTCAAGCTTTGAATTGCTGATGTGGTCAGGTCCCTTGAACCAAACATGAATAGTGTTGACGTGGCATCCTATTGCGGAGGCAAGATCCTTGGGTGACAATCCGGCCTTAACAGTGGCTGCCTTGAACTTTCTCCCCCGTGTTTTCTTTGCTTCTGCTGTTTCTTTGTACATCCATACACCTCCTTTCGTGTTGTAATGTCTTATCGGCTAAGTCAATACTACCGTTACGTCTTAGCATTGTCAACCCCAAACTAAGATATTTCTTTTATGTTGTTTATTCGCTAACATTGAGTGTATATTTAGAGTATTAATTAACTACAGTCGTGGGGGGGAGTATGGACAAAGAGAAGTATCCTTTTGCAGGTAGTAAGTTTTCAGTCAATCTCGCTGAACTGATGGAAAAAGGAGGTGTCCGGACACAGATCACGCAACGGAAAATCGAAAGGTGTCCCGCCGAGTTCAGGGAAATTGTAGGCAGGTGATGGCTTCGCAGTCAACCAGAGCAGGGACTACAGGCATGGAAAAATCCCCCCAGACAGCCAAACGGCCATCTGGGGGGATTCTTTTCAGTCTCTCTCTGCAACCAACGCCGCGTGGTATTTCATGATCAAGTGTTCGATGTTTGTCGGCGACGGGACGATCGCCCCATCGAGGACGGCATCCCAATACTCCACAGCCCCGACAATGCCGTCGCGATGTGCGGCAAGTACAGCAGGATGGACGGGTTTTGCAGCTGGAGCCTGCACCGGGTCCTCCGGTTTTGGAGTGCTGGCATCGCCGGAGTCTCCGGCCGTCACAGCGGGTGGTGTCTGCTTGTCCTCCACAGGGACGTCAAATACCACATGCGTGGCCATGCCATAATGCGTCCACGGCCTCTCTGCCAGCCGTGTGATGACGATGCCGTAGTCTACGCCCCGCGCCTCGATGACCTGCCCGTCTCCGATGTAAAGGCCGACGTGGACCATGCGCCGCACCCCGGCTGCCGATGTGCCGTGCATGAAGACAAACGTACCGGGCTTGGGGGGCATCTCCCGGATAGGGCCACGCACGTACATGCACTGGTCATACGTGCCTTGCGCACTCACGTCCGCCCAGACGCCGTCCAGCGCTTTCCTGGCAGCTTTCAGCAACCCGCTACAATCCGCCACCCATTTACCCCGCCACTTGACGGCACGGACGGTGTAGTACGTGTCGCCCATGATGGCACCGTACATCCTGCGGCACCTGTCGAGGACGGCCTGCGTGCATATCTCTCCGATCGTGCCGTAGACATAGCCGTCACCGACATGCTTCCGGCACCAGGCGATGAGTGCAGATGCTTTCATCCCTGTTCCCCTTCCCGGCTGCCGTTGATGTCTCCGTCGTCAAGCCAGTCCATCGCGGTGTCATACCAGTCTTGCATCATTTTTCGGAGGTCTTCCTCGCGGACAAATAGGCGGATAAGAGGAGGCAGCGCGGAGTAGACCTCCGTAAAGACAAGCGCAAACTTCTCGGCTCCGGCGCCCTCGGACAGGATCTTTTCCGCCCGAAGCATCAGCCGGTAAGCCGTTTCACGCAGCACGGCCCACTGTTTTGTGACGATGAGGTAGATGAGGCTGGCCACCCCGATGAGGGCGATGCCAATAAGGATAATCAGGTCAAGTGTATTCATGTGGTCCTCCTTTCATGGGACAGAGATGGTTTTGATTGCGTCGAGCGAATTGATACCGACCGCCGCGCTGAAGATGAGGATAATGGCGATGACGGCCGCCTTGATGACCCAGATGCCGATCGGGGACTCCCAGAATGGCTTTCGTCCCTCTAAGGTGGCGAGGCGCTTGTCCGAGCTCTCCTGAAGGGCAATCAACCGGGCCATCATGCTGTTGACCATCTTGATGTCCAGGGCATGGCCGTCCAGGCGTTTCTCGGTGGTCTCCTCATCCCGGTTGATTCGTTCCTCCAAGGTCCGGAACTTCTCGTCGATCCCCGCTCGACATGTGGCGTGCATTTGGTTATGCGTTCCTTCGCTCATCGATCCCCTCCTTCGCGGTATTTTGGGCATGGAAAAGGCGCCCTTTCGGACGCCATGTGGAACGAGGTGACTGCGCTATAGATTCATGTAGCGTGTTCAGATCGTCCACCACTCCGTACCATCACACACCACGCGCTTTGCTTCGAGCGGGGCTAAAGTGATTCCGTCCTCGTCGCCGTCGATTGGTGATGTAGTAGTTGTTTCTTCCGTAATGCCATAGGGTTCCGTCGGTGGTGTAAAATTGGCGGTCCATCGCGCAATGCCTTTGCTTATTCGCATTTCGTCAATGTATCCAGTAAAATATCTGTCTATGGTTCCGCCTCCTGCATTTCTTGCGCCAACTGTAACAGGTGCGGATATGTTCGGTATAGAGGCAGATCCGATGGCGACGATAGCCCTCTTCGCGTCTACTCCGTTAACGAATATGTAAATCGTTGAAGCTTCACGAACAAGTGCAATATGGTTCCATTGGTTATTAGGCACACCGATGCCGATGTCGTATTGCGCTATCGTTGTGTCGTTTGATGCCACAAAAAAGTATAAGGCGTCTCCGTAAGGCCCAGTCGAAAAAAAGAACCTATTACTGTTTGTTTCATGTTGTGAATAATACGGGGCATAGCCCGCCGACGCAACAGAAGTATAGACCCAAAAATCAATAGTAAAATCCCCCGAACCAAAATTGAAGTCGTCACTGTCTTCCGTTTCAATTCTACTTGATCCTCCGAAATAACCGCTTGCAGTTCCAAACTTTTTTTGCGCAGTTTTTGTTACTGCGCCAGTTGAAGTCCAGGTTCTTCCTGTCTCATCGGTGAAGGTTGTCCCATCATTCGCGCCGTCAAAATGTAATGCTGATACTGCATATGAATCAATTCCGACTCCGCCGCCACCATTCTCTGTAACACTGTTGCCTACAATAGACAAATTTGCTGACCCTGCGTTTTTCAAGTAATAATTAAGCCCGTCCACCTCTACCGGCAGTGTCCATGTGACAACAGCGGAGGCCTTCCCAATGATTACTTTACCGTTATCCTCTGCCGAAATGCTTCCTGTCGTGCTTTTCTCCATTACGGTGAGAGACCGGTCATTCCCGCCAGAAACCTCATTCCATACGCCATCGCTTGATATGTATAGTTTTTCGGTGTCTGTGGCGTAGTAGAAGGAATTGTTTCTGCTGGACGTTTTAATTCGCACTGCAGCGTCAGCATTATAATCGACAGCCCATAGGCTATTCCCATCAAATGTTGCCCCAGTATAACTGGTTGCGGGCAGAGTGTCGGTGTAAATAATTGTTCCGGTAGCAATGTCAAACAAAACTACAGTAGACGAAATACCGACAACCCATAAATGCCCTGCTCCGTCATACGCAACGCCAGAAACCGAAATCCCCACGTCATACGAGGCAACCGCTGCACCCGTAGATTTTAATGCTTTTTGTAGGTTGGTCGCCCCTTCGCCAAAATAAATATAATCACCGGGAGGTGCGGCTATGCCGTTCGCCGCATACGACGTAGTTGCAGGAGAGATATCAGCCCCAGTCTTGTTGTTATGCTTAAAAATGCGTGTCCCAGATGTTGTCCAGACATAATCGTCATCGTCACCGTCAATCTCAAGGCCGTTAAGCGTTGACGCACCAGCAAGTGCAATCGATCTAACAAATTCACCACCACGTGTCACATATTGTATCGTGCCACTCCCTGTAGTACACGCTACAAGTGCCTGTTCTGCGAAACTGTATCCAAGTCCCGCCGCCGCAACAAAGGCAGAAACAGAAGCAAGGGTTTCCTCGATATTCAGACCTACAATGTTTGGCTTGTTCGTATCCAGCCCCGTATATAGTGTAGCGCCTTGACCATCGAATCCAGGAATCAATTCAATCCCGTCATCGTTGAGGTAAATACTCCGCTCTGCGCCATCAATAGCTGAAAAGTACTTGATCTTGTATCCTGATCGGTCTTTCATCACAAAGCATTTGCCATTGTCACCAACACCAGTGCCGAGACCGTGCTGTGTGGCTGGGATGTACACGCCATCGACTTCAGCAAAGTATTCCCGTTTCTTTATACGCCCCATCCCGTCCGGCCCGTCATACACAAGCCGCATGATAGGATAGTCTGTCTCGTCGTATGTCCAGCCGTTCCCGATGTGTTCAGCGTCAAGCCAATACATCAGATTGCCGTTGTAGTCCGTGACTTGCGTCGCGTTGTCCTCTCCCTCGATGTCTCCAGCATATTCAGCAACCCACTTTTCATGGACTTCTTTGTACATCCGCTGATATGCCACTGGAGCCTTACGGAGAGCGTAATCATCGTCCGCTGGCGTAAGCAGATACCGTGCAATCATCTCGCATGTGTCCAAGCTGGCCACAGTGAGGTCTGCAATGTACCCCTTTTGCGCCGTCATCACATTGGTGATTGTCGTGTTGCTGATGACCACATCTATGGACGCCTTGAGAGCATTGATGACATTGGCGCTGAGGGTTCCGTCAAACATCAGCTGCGCTTCGCCGGTTTCGGAATCGATGTCCAGGTACAGTTTGTCCACCCAGTTTTCACCGGTGCCATCGCCTACCTGGAACGCCATCCCCAAAGCATTGAAATAGCTCCGGAACTTCTTATCGCTGAGGATGTTTTCGAACCCGTAGACCGGCCCGATCCGGGTGCCGTTGTATAGTTTGTCCTTGACCACCGTCTGGGTCTCGATGCGGTATAGATCATCCTCGAGGGCGCGCGTGGCATTCCCCACCTCGATGACGGTGCTATTCCTAGGGTTGAACGGGTCATAGGAGAGGCCTACAATCCGGAGAGTCGCGTCAATGGCCATGCCGCTTTCGGATATGGTCACCACATCGCCCAAGGCAAGCGCGTCGACATTGTATACCCCGCATGTATAGGCTATGATGGGGTTCCCCTCGGCATCGCGTTGGCGTTTGTCCACCTGCTTGCCCAGAACAGAGACATCCCGGCCAATAATGAGCGGTTTCGCGGTCGCGCTGCCGCGCTGCGTCAGGATGGACACCTCAAAGCCGGAGAACGCCAACTCTCCGCCCAGGATCCGGGCGAACTCCACAACCAGCCCGCGCCGGCTCATTGCCTGCTGGGCGGAGTATGTGACCTCGTCGGTAAAGTCGACTGTCCCTATGCTGAACCCGGTACCAACCAGCAGTTCCGTCAGAACAGCAGTGGGCGTCCCGATCTTCGTGAAGAATTCCAGGTTGAATTCCGGGTCGTTGAGTCGGTAGGAGACGTGTTCGCACTCGACATCCACCATGCGGAGGCCGGCGCCGTTTTGCTGTTTCGCATACGCGGCAATGTCGAAGAAATCGCCATCAATGCCGATGACATTGACCTCGTTGATGTGAGTGGAGGCCGGGTTCTTCACCGGGATAGCAAAGGATAAGATGTTCTCTCCGTTGATTTTCTCGGAGCGAGAACAGGAGCTGGCGACTTTTACGGTCGCCAGCTCCTCTGTCAGGTTGTCCGGACTGTAGATTTTTATGGTGCTCACACGGGTACCCCCACGGCCCGGGAGAAGGCCTGATTGCGTGTTGACTGCTTGCGGCCGGTGGCCGTTGTCAGAACCCTGCTGTCCAGGTAAATGTATGTCGCTCCTGCGCCTCCAACTCCGCCGCGGCCGGGCCTATTGGCCGGGATATCGATGCTGGTGGGGATGCTGCTGTTAATTTTGCGCGTGACGCTGTCCATCTCATCGTCGAAACCAGCACCAAGGCCCAGCGCCATATTTTCACCGATGCCGGCAAATACACGGGAGGGAGACTTAATTCCAAGTATGTTCTTGATGCCGGTAACCAGCCCGTTGAAGAATCCGGTCACCCTGTCCTTAAGCCATGTCGCCATAGACTGAATGCCTTCCCAGACACCTTTCATCAGGTTCTTGCCGATGTCCGAAAGCTTGCTGTAGTAGTTTCCGAAGCCGTTGACTATCGATGTGATGATTTCAGGAATCTTCGAAATCAGCTGGGGAATAGCCTTGACGAGTCCGCCAGCCAGAGCAATGATGAGTTGGATGCCAGCCTCAATGAGTTTGGGGAGATTGTTGACCAGGGCTGTCACTAGTTTTGTGATGATGACCGGCACCTTGTCGATGAGTCGCGGCAGCGCATCGATGATTCCAAACGCCAGCGCCATAACGATTTCAATGGCCGCATCCACCAGCATGTCGATGTTGTCGATGAGCGTCTCAACGATCATGATGACCGTGTCGACAATAGCCGGGATGAGTTCCGGAAGCGCACCTGCGATACCAGTAGCCAAAGTCACAATGATTTCCAGACCCATCTTCAGCAGCTCTGGAAGCATGCTGATAAGGGCATCCACAAGCATGAGCATCATCGAGGTGATGCCTTCCATCAGGACAGGCAGATTCGCAGACAGCCCTTCGGCGATCTTCGTCACGATTCCAAGGCCGAATTCGAGGATTTTGGGCATGGTTTCGTTGATTTTCGTGATGATCTCTGTGGCGATGACGCCAAGCTGGTCTGATACAGCCGAGAAGCCGCCCTCAGAGAATGCGGATGTCAGCTGCTGCAGATACCCGGTCACGGTGTTGACTCCCTCCGCAAGAGGCCCTGCGAATGCCGTTGCAAACAGGCTGCCAGACCCGGAGAGAGTCGCCTTGAACGTGTCCATAGCGTCGGAAAAGGAATTGAGGTTGTCAAGACTGTCCTGCCCCAGAATTAGGCCAGCATCTTCGGCCTGCTGCCCGAGCTCCTTCAGCGCATCAGCGCCACCAAGAATCAACGGGTTCAGATCCTGGGCGGACTTGCCGAACAGCTTCATCGCGGCAGCGTCTCGCTCCGTCTCGTTCTCCATTCGTCCCAAGGCCTTGATGGTATCGTTGAAGACATCCTCGTTGTCGCGAAGCTCGCCATTGTTGTCCGTGATTTGGATGCCCAACTGCTCAAATGCTTCTTTTGTGGTTTTGGACCCGTCCTTTGCGGAACTCATGTTCTTGGTCAGCTTTGCCATGGATCCAGTGAGCGTGTCCATTGACACGTCAATCTGTTCACTGGCAAACTGGAATTTCTGGATGGTATCCGTAGACAATCCGGTCTGCTTAGCCAGCGTGTTGATTTCATCCGCACCAGCTGCAGCATTCGCAGTCATTCCAAAAACAGCAGTTGCCGCGCCAACCGCAGCTGTGCCGAGAGCGGCGACTGCCGTTCCGGCAAACTTACCGGCCTTCGCCAATCCATCCCCGAGTTTGTTCCATCCGGACTCGCCCTTTTCAGCATCTTTCCCGGACTTTTCGGCTTTATCGCCGGCCTTTTCGACTTCTTTCCCGGTGTCAACAGATTCCTTACCAAAGTCGTTTATTTGCCGGGTGGTGTCTTTCAAGGTGTTCTCTGTCTTGGCGAGGTCTGCTTCCGCCCGGTTAAGAGAGATCTGCCAGTTCTTTGTGCGGTCATCGTTCTCTCCATAGGCCTTGGCAGACTCCTCGAGGGCAGACTTCAACACGTCGATTTTCTTCCGCTGCTCATCAGCTTGCTTATTGTAAACCGACTGTTTGGCCGTCAGCGCTTCCATGCTGTCGGCGTTCTTCCCGAACTTGGCGGTCACTACACCCAGCTCGGATCCGAGTACGGCCATGTCCTTGTTGATTCCGGAAATCGCCTGTTTGAATGCGCGCTCTCCATCCAGGGAAAGCTCAGTCGATATTTTGCGCTTGTTTCCGCCTGCCATCGAATCACCTCCATCAGATGGGGATAACATCATCAAGCGTTACAGGTGGCCTGTATCGCCCGGTTTCTTTCATGTGCTCGGTGTGGAGTAGGTAAAGCTTGCGTAGGGTCATATGCCAGACCTCACGCTCGGGATAGCCAAGGATTGTTTTTCCGATATACAGACAGCGAGCGAGAGGGAAGGACTCTCTCACTCGCTCGCTGCGTTTGGGATGTCGTCTTCTTCGCGTTCGGGAGTGGATTCCCGGAAGGAGTTAAGTATTTCGTTGTACATGCTGGCCCAGTTCGCGGCCGTGATATGGCGCCCGACAAAGCGGGCATCCACAGGCTTGGGTGCGGGACGTCCCAGGTCATTCTCTGCAGCGATCCATTCATTGATGAGGATGGCCAGCATCTCACGCAGATTTTTGGTTTTGTTGCGGTTCGGAATGGTCTTATCATCTTCAACTTTGTCGTGGAACAAAGATGTCAGTTCGCTGATGTCGATGTCAAAGAGATCCTGGATATCATCAATGGCGTTCAGGCTGAAAAGCAGCCCGTATTGTTCAGTTCCGAGGGTGATGCGAGTGCCCTGTGGTTTCAGATCGCTCATATTGCGCAATAGGGGCGGCATCTCTGCCGCCCCTTCCTCCTTTTTTCGCTGCGCCGGATACGGCTGGTTAAGCCGTTACGGTGATATAGAGCTCGAGGATGTCGCTGTTCGCCTTGAGGGGCGCGACACAGACCGCCTTGATGCAGGTGTTGGACGGATCCGCACATGCAATCGCCGTTGTGTATTCCGTGCCATTGGTAGCAGACGGGATTGTCCCATCCGTTGTGTAGTAGATGTCTCCCGTCGCTTCGGTGGTGGAAAGTGTCACGCTCTGCGCATCGGTGTAGGTTCCACTTGCCACGTTAGATGTAACGTTTGCGGCCTTGGCCACGAGGCCGGCCTTTCCATCCAGCCACGCCTTCGCAAGCGCTTCTGTGGAGAAGGTGGCTTCATCCTTCCAATTGCCGGTCGCATCAATCATGATGGTCCCTTCGATGGTAGGCGTCCGGAACTCGATGGTCTTGCCCTGGGTGGCGTTCTCATCCGACGGCTCCGCGAACTTGACCTTGCGCAGCCAGATGGCTCTCCAGTAGCTGACATTGTTCTTCACCTTGCGGCCGAAGAATCCAAACCCGAAGTTTCCGGGTTCGGAAGTGCGGCCGGCGGTCAACTCCTTGGTGCCCAGGGTGACATCCACAACGCTCCCCTCGGCATAGCCAAGCAGGTCGACCTTCGCGAAATCGGGAAGGTCGTCGATGTCCATCGAAATGCTGCCGCTGGAGAAGGAATGGTCACTCTCGGCGATGGCATCATTTGCAGCCAACTCGACGTCATTTGTCTCGATGGTGATATTGGCGGCAATGGCTTTCGCAAGCTCCTTGCCGCCGGCATAGGAGACGGTGGACTCACCCTCCGTCAACGGTGCGTACACCGGATATTTCAGGCCGACTTTTGCCATGTCACATTCCTCGCTTTCTCAATTCTTCGTCCCAAATCTCATTCATCACACGCGCCACCGGCTCCTCCGCCAGCTCATCCGCGGTGTCTACCCAATGGGTCGCCGGGATGCTGGATGTGCCGTAGTGCTGGACAAACGCGACCTCGGCGTTCCTGACAGGCTTCGCGCGTTCGATGCGCTTCCCGTCAGATTCCGTGTACGTGCTGTTGCCTTGTGGGTAGATGTCCATGGTCTTGATTCCGTTGACTTCCTTGGGCTTTCGCGGATAGCCGATGGAATCCATCATCTGCCCGGTCAACCGAAGATCGTGTTTCTGAGCAGCCTTTTTCCAGGCCTTCTTGACCTCTTCCGCGCCGGCCGCGAGCATCTTGTCCGCGAACTTTCCCGACAATTCTCCAAGCTCCTTCATCTGGCGAATGGTTGCATCGAGGCCGGTCATCTTGAATCTGGCCATCAAATCACCTCGCAGTCCCAGATGTGGTGGAGATACTTCGTGTCGGGCTCCTTGTCCAGCAGGTATTCATATGCGATTTCGTTGGCATCCAGCGCGGCCGTAATGGCATCCACCACTGGATCCGATTCAAGCTTCGTGTACCGGTCAATCTGTATCCGGAGCAGCCTTTCACTGTTCCGGTTGTTGGCGCGGAGCCCATCCTCGCCAAACTCGGACCATGCCGTGTAGTTCCCTCCACCTCCCCCGAAATGATGGGTGGCGGACGGATCGGCGGCAACGAGCATGGCCTTGAATTCGCTCATGTTCATGGCGTCTCGCCTCCTTCCACTTCGTCTTCCGGTTCAGCGACCGGAGGAGCAGGGAATTCCAGGAGAGACACCCGCTTCTCAAGAGACAAGTCCAGCGACGGAGGCAGGATGTCCTCCGGCTCCTGTATCTGTCGGATGGCGCACTGGGTGCCATCGTGCAGCACCACCACATCCTCCGTGTTGATGCCCGGCACCCTCGGGATCCGGAGCAACATGTCGATGCGGGCACCGGACTGCTGGCCAGCCCAGAAACGGGTCATGCCGACAGTCCTCTTGGAAAACCGCAACGGGCCAACCCTTAGGGTCAGCCCGTCCACAGGCATGTCGCCTGGTTGTGCGATGTTGGAGATGGCATATACCGACAGCAAGCCGTCGTTATACGTCTGCCGCTGCTTCTGCTGCATACGTCGCCACCTCCTGTGTGAGCTGCAGCCGGATGAGCGCGCTCTGGAAATTCACAGGGAATTCATCGAGCGCGTTGGACCGGCCGTATCTGGCATAGTCGAACAACAGCGCGCGTGGGTCACCCTCTTCTGCATAGTCGAGGGCGGTACCGGCGATGTCATCTAGATATGCCTTCCCCCGGGCAATGAGCCCGGCCAGCTTTGTATCGCCGGCCGGGTCAACCCAGGTGATGTCTAGGTAGTTCCGGACATCAGCGAGCAGCTGCTGTTCGGCGGTCAACTCGGACATCCGTCACACCTCCCTTAGGTGGTCTTTGTCACAACGACAGAGTATGTCTCGGTTTCGCCACCGACAGTGACGGTGACCTCGACCTCGTTCTCGCCTACGGACCATGTTGCGGCGGTACCATTGGTGTGGGGGGCTCCGTCTACCGTGATGGCAACAGTCGCTTCTCCATCCTTCGCGACGGCTGTGATGGTGTTGGTTGCGTTGGTAGTGGCCGCCGTATAGACGAACACGGACTTGTTGAAGGCAGGGGACAGCGTCAGGGAACCGATGGTCAGGCTGGCCAGACGGGCGTCAGGATACGCGGGGACAATGATTTCTTCGAGGTTGCTCACCTCATAGTCCGCCGGCCAGTTGGAGACACCAACCTGGAACGGAGTCGCGACGAGGCCGCTGATGTCCAGGTAGAGGAACGCGTTGTTGTCCTTGGGCTCGCCATGGCCATACAGCTTGACGAGGTAGACGCGCTCATCCTCGAGGAACTTGTACTCGTCGGAGAACTCAATCTTGCCGGACTTCTGGGTGCCGATGCCCATGAAGTACCGGCCGGGCAGACCCATGATGGCCTTGCCGGAGGGAACCTCCACAGACTGGATGACATCCGTCGGGAACGGGAACACGTTGTTGACGTACTGACCGTCAGCGCCGCGGATGGTGGTGGCCGGGAAGATTTTGCTCATGTAGTCGGTGGGGTTGACGATGAGGGCAACCTTCGCGACCTTGCGCTTCTTCCCGTTGGGGGCCGTGGTGAGCGTGCCCAGCAGCGTGGCATAGGTGGCGGGAGTGAGGTCCGTGATGGCGATGGTGGCCTTCTCAGGATACACACCATCCGTGACCACGACGCCGGTACCGACCTGACGATTCATGCCGATGGGCATGTTCTTGCCGGTGCCGTCGACGATGCCTTCCTCGAGGCCATACGCCAGTGCTTCACCGAGCATCGCACGCACGAAGCGGTCCATGTACGCCGGGCCAAGGTCCAGCATGGACTTCGCGATCGGCAGGAACGCCGAGAGCTTGTTCAGGGACATGTTGACCTTCTTGAAGCCACCGGTCAGTTGCTTGGTGATGTCAGCAGTCAAGACACCCCATGTGGCCAACTCGACGCTGTTGGTGTTGACCAGGAACTCGATGAGTCCAGAGGTGTTCTGGAAGTCGACGACCTCAAGCAGAGGGTGCTCAGCAACCAGGTCCACAAAGACCTCATCGATGATGGTCTTCGGCATGGCCTCGGAAATGTCGGCCAGCGCCTGCTTCGGGTTGTTGGTTTTCATCGCGTCGAGGACGGCCTGGTAATACTTGTTCTCGTCACTCGTCAGCTGACGGACGCCGCGGCCGGCCATGATTTTGGCATCGGCTGCCTGGACAAGGCCATGGGCCTCCAGCATGACGGCTTCCTGGAGGTTCTCGGTGAACTTCCCGAACGCGTCCTGGAAGGCAGCATCATCGCCGGCCTTCAGGGCAGCATGGATCTGCTGCATGATGGCCTGCTTTTCCTGTTTCAGGGTATCAAGGTTCTTCATAATCCTTCCTTCCTCGTCAGCGCCCCAGCGCTGCGAACAGTCTCAGCGGTGTGTTTTCCTTCGGGGCAGGGTCAGCCGGCGGTGCCGGCGGGTCAGCGGGAGCTGTGGGTTCGACCGGAGGCGGTGGCGGAGGCTCGGCCATCTGCCGCAGCTGGGCGACCAGTTGCCGGCTCTTCTGAGCCAGGGTGTCGCTCTTCGCTTTGAGGGCAGCCTCTGCGACCGCCATGTCGACGGCCTTGTCGGAGATTTCGTCGCATAGCCCGAACTCCATGCATTGCTCGGCATTGAGCCATGTCTCGGCCTGCATGAGTGCCTTGAGCTGCTTTTCGTTGAGCTTGCCACCGGACTTGGCGAGGTACGCCTGCCGGTTCCCGGCCATGATGGCATCGAGGTCGTCCGCGTTCTTTCGGTGGTCTGCAGCATTCCCGATGCTGACGTTCCACATATCGTGGATCATCTGCATGGTGGGCGCCGCCATGACCACCTTGTCGCATGCGGTCAGGATGAATGATGCGGCCGATGCGGCAAAGCCATCGACATAGGCCGTGACATTTGCCGGGTGGCGCTTCAGCTGCGCATGGATACCCATGGCCTCCTTCACATCCCCACCGTAGCTGTTGACGTACAGGTTGATTTGCTTGATGTTCTGGTGCTTGCCCAGCTCCTCGCGGAAATGGTTGGCGGATGTTTCGCTGATGATCTTCTCATCGCTCCACCAGTCGTACCCGTCCGGCTGGATGCTCTCATACAGGTACATCTCCAGCGTGTCCGGTTCAGCTGCCTGTTTGAGTTCCCAGATTGTTTTGCGCACCGTTTCCTCCTTTCTCGGCGACGAGCTGATTCATTGCTTCCAGCAGCTCCTCGACGGTGGTGTAGTTTTTAGTCATGAAATGTTGGTCTGCCCATGGCTCGTTGATTGTGCTTTCTCCAAGCAGCCTACGGATACCATTGACGCTGTACACGCCAGAAGAAAGCAGCTTGTCGATGCTGCCGGCCATGCTGAGCAGGTCCAGATGCTTGATGTTCCGGGTGTCGATTTGCAGGTATGTCTTTTGCAGGAACCCGGACAGGCCGTTCCGCTTCCGGTTGATTTCCTCCTGCATCATGTCGCAGAGCGGGTCGACACAAAACGTGAGGAGATTGTTGACGGCATCACTGACATTGGCAAGGTCTCCGCGGAGCAGCGCCGGAGGGATGCCCAGGGCGCGAGCCGTGAAGTCGAAGATGTCATCCACCTGGGCTCGTATGTCGCGGGTTGTTTCCGGAGAGTAGGTCTTCGAGCCTATGTCATCGTACTTGTAGCCAGTCGTCAGCGGCACCACAGCATTGTCTGCCTCGAAGAACTTCTTGAACCGTTCGTTCATCAAGTTTTCAAGGTCAGCCTTGTAACCGGGCTTTGCTGATGTCTGGGCGTCAATTTTCAAAATCCCGCGACTGCCGCGGGACCGCTGGAAGGACTTCATGCTGTATGCCGTCAGCTTCCCATACGATTCATAGAGCCCGTTGACCAGCGCGCGGACATTGTTGTCGGACAGCTGGAAGTACAGGACCTGATTCATGTAGAACGGCCGTGCGAAGGTAAGTTCATTGACCGTCACGCCTGAGAAGACATGGTCATACAGCGCGAATTCCTGTTTGTTGAACGAGTCCGCGACCAGGAGGTTTCCATCCACCTCCACAATCAGAGCCTCGTTTCGCTCGTACAACTTGCTGACCCATTTGTGGATGAACTCGGATGAGTTCTGGTTCCGGTTCGGCTGCACGTTCCAGAGATAGTATTCCGGCCCCTGCGTCTCCTCACCTCGCAGGAACGTCTTGAATTCGCATTTGCTGACCGAGTTCGCGATCAGGTTGACCGCCGACCGGAAGGCCAACTCCCGCACATACATATCGCTGGACAGGCTCCAGAATTCCTCGACCGCCGCAGCGTTCAAGGAGGCCGTGCCATTTGAGAGCCGACTGACAATCCATGTGAGCAGGCCAATAAGTCATCACCCCCTTAAAATGTGAACACCGGCAGGTCATCAAATCCGCCGGCGTCGCAGTCTCCCAGTTCCGATTCAACGGTCATCGCGGCCACGAAGGCCATGAATCCATCTGTCTTCCGGGACCGTCCCTCGATTTTCCCGTAGGTCATGTTCCCGGTCTTGGCATTGATCCCGGTCCGAATCATCATCGTGTTGTTGGTGTACCAGCGCATCAGGGGGTTGTCGCCCCAGACGATGTTGTGGTTGGCGAACAAACTCTCTATCACCGGTGAAACTTTCATCACGTCAGAAGGCCGAACTAGCTTGACGTTTTTGTACTGCGCATAGTCAAACCCGACGGCGCGCAACGACTTGGCGAGTAATGCATATCTGAAGTTGTCGAGGGCCAGCATCGGGATATTGAACCTTGCCAGTTGCCCGGCCACCCACTCGGCAATGAAATCTGGATTTATCTCCACATCGTCGACAACCGTCAGCAGGCCTTCCTTTTCCCACTCGCGCCACGGAGCCTTTACACGTGGCAAGTCAACAGACCGGCGGCAAACCCAAGAATGCGATATCCAGTACCTGACATCGCCCTGCCGGAGCAACACGCCTGCCGCCGCGAAGTCATTGATTTTCGAATAGTCAATTCCGGCCACCGCAGTACCGCCTTCGAAATCCGGTACCGGCTGATTCGTGGACAGAATGTTATCCCAACTCGTGACTTGTATGGCAGCATTGCCATCGGGTATGTTCATCCGCTTGGTCATGAACGCGGAAAACTGCGCGGGGTTTCTGGCCCAGTCTTTATACTCCTTTGCAATCTGCTCTTGCAGATCAGGCCGGTACGGTAGGGACGGGTTCGCCATCTCCCACAGCTCCGGATTGTGGACGTCATCCCGCTTATTCAGCTTGCACAAGAAGGCCAACAGACCGTCATCGGGGGCGCCGTTTCTGAGGATTTCCTCAGCCCGTTCGATGAGATGGTCAAGCGGACCGTCCCTGACATCCCCGTTCGTTGTTGCATAAGTTCGCCGCGGGTGCTTCTTTTTCCCGAGGCCCGTCGTGAAAACGTTGATATTGGCGTAGTCCTGGTATTGGTGCAGCTCGTTGAACTGCACGATGCCAGACCTCAGGCCGTCCTTGCCTTTCGGGCTGTTCGTGCGGTACCTGATTGTCGACATCGTTTGAAGGTTGGTTATCTTCTCCTGATTCCAGTAGAAAAACCGCTTCAGTTTCTTGTTGTTCGCTGGATTGTCGAGAATCAGGTGTATGTCATTGAACGGCTCACGCGCCTGTTCCTCATTGTTTGCGCAAATGTCCACATGGTATTGCGGTATTCCGTTGTACTCACTTGTTAATGCAAAGGCCTCGAACCCGAGGTATCCGTCCTTGCCGGCTCCACGTCCGGTCAGTATAAAAAGGTCCGGCCATCGAGGCATTCCGTCGGCACGAAAAACACAGTTGTGGAGGATAAAACAGAATTCCTCCCATTCGAACAGGCGCTCGAAAGGGAAGTACTTTGCCAGGCGCAAATAGTTCTCCACCTGCTTCTCGTTCACATACAGTGTCTCGGTTTCGAAGCAACGACGAACATGCCCCACAAGCAGGTGTTGCTCTTCACATGCCTGTATCTCGCATTTCTCGACCATCTCGATATAGCGAAGCACTTGAGCCGGAATGTCAGAGGTGGTCACGCTCGGAGTTTTCCCTTCCACTGTCGCCACCTCCGTCGTCCGGCGGCCGAGTGGTTACGGACTTGATTCCCAACTCATTGAGAAGTCTCAACATCTGGGCGTTCATCTTCAAACTTAACTCGACCGACTCGTTTTTCTTAATGCCTTCCTGACCGCCTCCATTATTGTACGGGACCATCACACCGCGCTCTTCAATGTCACGGAATAACAAGCACTTCGTGATCCACATGTCCATGTAATCGCCAACAAGATCTTGATAGTGCTCGCCGAAAGTTCCGTTTCGATCAAGCTGATCCACAATGTCCCGGTAAACCGCTTTGTATTCCTTCGACCGCCGGAACGAATCCGGAGTCATTGATTTTTTTCTTGCCATTCCAACTCCTCCTATGACCACCCCCCCTCACGCGCGAATTTTCACGCTGATCGGAACTGTCAAGTACCCCTTCCGGCAGGCACCCCCAACTTAAATCGCGTTTTGTTTCGACCGGGGGGATGCCCGGCCGCTTACCAGCGCTCCTCATTGAGCTGCGGCTTGGCCTCATGCCTGTGCTCATGCTCTTCCTCGTGGCAGTCCCGGCAATATGCCTCGAGGTTGATGTGCTCGACCCCGTTGATGATGACTGTCTTTTCCAAGGCATACTGCGGGTACTCATCCAGCCGGAACCGATGATGCACAACCGTCGCTCGGGTGTATCTTCCCTTGCGCTTGCATGGCTGGCATTCATAGCGGAAATACTTCAGCACTTCCAGCCTGACCCGCTTCCATGCCCGTGATACATAGAACCAGTATGATTGCCCCTTGGTAACAAGCTCTGTCACCCATGTTATTTGCTGCTCAGTCATGTGCTCCTCGCTGCCTGGACGGGAGGCATGCGCCCAGGCAGCGCCTCATCGCAGGATATCCACAGACAGCATGAAGGCATGGAAAAGGGGCCCGTCCCACGAATGGGAGGCCCCTTTGTTGCGTCGCCTTGCGACGTCCATGCCATCTCCGCTGCACCAGCGGTCTACTACACATTCAGACTACTACCCCCAGTTATATATGGCAATCCTCCATTTACCCCCTTTTCCCTCCATTTTCCGTGTTTCGCCGAGAAAGTATATCTGACATGAGGTAAGTCATCCGCTCTATCGCCCTTTCATAGATTCTACCTATCTGCGTTTCCCCACAATTGAGACGGTCTTGTATTTGTGTCCAGCGGTACCGGTCAAAGTGTCTGAGGCGTATGACGGCCGCTTGGGATGGAGTGAGCCTTGTCAGGTCGTGCGTGATTCGTGTATGCCTGGTCAACAGATTCTCCTGTTGCGTGCGCAGCTCATCCATCTTCCGGTCGATGCTTTCTGTTGCTGCCACGATATCATGCATGGGATCCGACACTCCGGTCCTCTGGATAGGGCCGCTATCGTATCGATGTACCATGGCGGGCATATCACATTCCAGCCGTCGGTCTGCCAGTTGTCTCATTTCCTCGAATAGACGGCGTGCATCGGTGAGCATGAAGGGGTATGATTCCAATTCGTCAATAACAAACTGCTGTTCAGGGGTCCATTTGGTTGACTTATTCCCGGTATTGACTTTTTTGGCGGCTTCATGTTCCATGTTCTAAAACCCTTTCTCTGACTGTGTTTCAAGGTTATTCTCTATCCTTTATGGAGGATGATGGAGGATAAATGTAAAAGTTTCGCATAAGGAAATTCAGAATACTATAAGAGAAAGTTTGTATTTCATCCTCCATCATGTTCCATAACCCGCATAAACAGCGGATTTCATCCTCCATAAAACCAGCCTGAAATTTTGTCAATAGCGTTGTTTACGTTAACCTGCAAGCCGTCCCACATGTTATTGGTCATTGTTTTTCTCTTGACGAACCCTCTCGCCTCGAGCGCAGCGGCGAAATCACGCGCGCGTCTGGGATGCTCATTGGCGTTTTCGGCCCATCTGGTGTACACGCTGTAAAGGTCGCTCCCTGGGGTTGAGTAGTGACCAACATCGCAACACTCATCCAGGAAATTGCCCAGCCAGTCCTCGGCAGACTTGTAGCTCTGGGTCATCTCCTCCACACAGCGAGGCGGTACCAGCCGGCATCCGCTGGCCAGCATTCGCTTGGCGCCCTCGACAATCCATGCCAAGATAGCGTCCCGGTCCGCCTCATACATAACGTCTGCATATCCCTTGATTTGTACGCCATCCGCAATGCATGCCCGGAAGGGAACCACCATGATTCGGCGCCATGTGCCATCGTCTGTCGAGCCCACCCTGGGCAGGAAGTTGGTTGCCATGATGAGGGTGTGGCTCGGGGTAAATGTCCGTTCGTTCTCATACAGTGGCCGTTCGGTGATGGGGTCTGTGCTGCTGAGCTTCTTGAGCGCCTGGCTGGACAGCTTGCGGCCTTCCTCGGTCTCCTGGGCAATGATGAGACGCTTCCCCATGACTGACAGCCCACCGGCATTTTGTCGGCCGTCACGCTGACTGATTTGGCTCCTGCAAACGCTCCCCGGCGCCGCCCCGGATCGTCGCGATGTTGCTATGCTATATCTGGCTATTGCGTGTTACGATTCTGAAATATCCTCGTCCAATACGTACAACAATTCTCTTGCAGATATGGCTACCAGATTTACGCCGACGGTCTTCTTTGGAACGAAATAATAACCCTCGTCGCTGTCGTATGTCGTATAACCTTCCGTGTGTATGCTTCGCTTTCCTACCCATACGCCCTTCCTTGGCGGCACAAGCACATTGCGCCGATACCTGTCATGGTTCAAGGACGTCATGTGTGGCTTTGCCCCTGTTCGGAGCATATTCGCTGCAACGGTTACTGCTTGCCCAAGTTCCATTCTGGTTCTCCTTCCGGTGTAATAGCGCAGTCACCTCAACTCGTCATGCAAATCCATGAGCATCTGGCGCAACGTAACAATCTTCCGCTACAGGGCGGAATCGGAAAGATCGACTTCGTCGGGTTCCAGCGACAGGAAGATTTCAGAATCCAGATACAAAGCCGGCCGAACGCCATAGTAGCCGCAGTACGCGTAGTTGCGGCTCACTCTGCCGTCCGTGTAGACAAGGCGCGCATAGTGCGCGTAGCCGGCGCCCGGGGTGATCAACCACCACCAGTCGTCCAGTTCCAGAAGGTCCTGTTCGGCGTAC